CCCGCGCGATCACCTGCGTATTAGACATAGCTGGGAGCCTCCTAACATTATTGCATTAGGTAGGCAAAGCATGATAGTTAGTAGCATAAAACAATCTGTTATACTGTAGCGAATCACTGTTTGGATTTGGTCTTGCTCTTAGCATTAGTGATATGCTCTTGTACTGTAGCTTTACTAGGGATACTTACAATCGTATGACCTAATGATTTCATCTTACGTTGCAGCACAATATTCTCACCGTGATGAAGGATGGCACTCACTCGATTCATACCGCAGCCCATTAGCTTACCGATCTCACGGTATGTCATGCCTTTAACTCTGTTGTGATATGCTCTCTCACAATCGTAGGTATTAATCCACTTAGCAGTCTCTTCTTCCTCGGTAATAGTCTCAAGCTTGTCGGGATACTTTATCCAGCCTTTAGCAATAGCACTTAGCACAAGCTTAGGTGCTTGATTCAAAAGAGATAGTTTCCTCTGTGATTCAAGCAGATCATCCTTAGAGATCTCACCGTCTTGGACTTGACGAGTAAGGTATTTCTGTACGCCTCCCATATTACTGTTGGTTCTTTTCTTCTATGGCTTCGATTTGGTTGAGTAGATCAACGATGGAGTTATTAGATTGAATCAACTCCATCTCAAGCTTGCGAGCTAATGCAAACACAACGGTTAACGTTAGTATCGGGTAATGCTTCCTAAGCTTCTCAATCTCAGCGTCACAGCGTGGAGTTGCTGACTTAGTATCTTCAAAGAACTCTGCGGTAGTTGTCATGGTGTTAAATGGTTTGTTGTATATCAAAAGGGAATGTCATCTTCAGGTCCAAGAGGATCGTTAGCGGTTACCTTCTTGGTTGCTTGCTTAGGCTCACGGTTGGCTGTCTCTACATAGTTACCGAGGATTGGACCTTTATGTCCATCTTGTCGGGCTTGTTTAGATACAGACTGAACAATCATCCCATCGTTACCATACTGGTCTCGGCCAGCTTTATTGGTAATGAGAGCAATGTCCAAATACGTTCCTGCCTTCCCTTTGAATAGATGGGTCTTGTCTACCTTAGTTACGTCAATCTTTCCGGTGATCATGGTGTTTATGTGGGACTTAGGTCCGTTGAGAGACTGACAGACTTGTTTAGGCCAGTCAACCTGTCGTTGGGTTTTTTAAACTTAGGTATCCATACCGCACTCAGAGAACCGACAGAAGCGTCCATCATACCAGAGCTTAACGGCTCCACATTCTCCGTCTCGTTGCTTGGCGATAGCGACCATAGCTTCCCCCTGAGGTTGGTTCCGATCTCGATTGAGGAGCATTACCAGATCCCCATCGCGCTCCACCTGTCCTGACTCCCCTATGTCCGAAAGACGAGGTGAGCGACCCTTATCTTTCTCGTTCTCCCTGTTGAGTTGCGCTAGAGCGACGATGGCGGTCTTGGTATCGACGGCAATGCTTTTGAGCTTACCGCTGACTTCGCCTATCTCGTAGGTTTTCTTCTCGGCTCCTTTGCTGCCATGGATCTTCTGGATGTAGTCGATCAAAACTAACCGCACTCCCCACTTGCGTACTGCTCTGCGGATTACTGCTGTGATGGACGATATGTTTGTCACCGAGGAGCCAGATGCAAAGTGTAATGGACTGGCTGCGATCTTAGCTGATGCGGTACTCATAGCTTTAAGACCTCCCTGATCCATCTCTCCGGTCTTAATATCTTGCATTGGAATAGATCCAACAGTTGAAACCATACGCCTAATAATAGCTTCATCAGACATCTCTAGAGATATAAATAGAGTTGGTACTTGGTCTTCTATCGTTGCTGCTTTAGCAATAGCAATCGCCATAGCGGTCTTTCCAATGGATGGTCGTGCTGCTATGATAGCGAGTTCTCCGAGTTGCAAGCCATCGGTCATTTGGTTGAGTCGAAAGAAGCCAGTATTGATGCCGCTCAACTGTCCTCGTCGGTTAAACCGCTCTTGCGTCGAGTCGATAAATCGGCTGACAACGGACTTGCTGGATTGAAGATCGTCTTTGGAAGCCTCAACGCTGAGTCCCTGCTCGGCATTAGCGACGATTTGATCCACGGTTAGGGTCACCACAGCGGAATCGCGAATCAAGCGGTCTCCGGCAAAACGTAACTGGCGACGGTGATGGGCTTCTAGAACGCTCTTGGCGAACATCGGGTAACCGGATGGTGATGGGCAAAGCTCATCGCAGCGGTTCCAAGCTTCAAATGGTACTGCTGAACTTGTAATGGTTCGTTTCCATTCCTTCATTAACTCCGGCAATGTCACTCGCTTGTTTTGAGTGATTAGGCTTTTTATGGTTTCGTAAGTTAAAGCCAACTGTTCGTTTTGAATTGCTGCTGTTGGAACTTCAGCGAATGCGTCAAAACAAATGTCAGAGCCTCCAGCAATACACGCTCCAATCAGACCAAACTCGTCGTCCTCAGCAAAAAAGGGATCGCTCATAGGTAATTGCGGATATCCATGTCAATTGGAGTTGATTGGTTTGGATGGCTTGCAAGTAGCTGTTGCGAGTCATCGTCCCCAGACTTACAGCGATCAATCTCGGTGTTCCAATTGTTAAGCAGAGTCATAATGTCTTTGCGTCGATACTTGTTCTTAGTCTCGTAACGAGCATCGAGAAGCTGAAGGTCTGACTCGGAGGTCTTAAGCTTGACCACAAGCTTGAGAGCTTTGAGTTCAGCGGGTTGCCAATCGGTTCCTTCTCGTCTGCGAAACCATTTGTTTATCCGAGAGCGAAGCGAATCGAGTTCGGGATCTGAAACGCTTGGAGTTGGCAAAGAAGAATCTATCTTCTCTATCTTCTCTTCTCTATAGGTTACCCCACGGGTTATGTCTGGGATAACCGGAATCGGTTCTGGGTTAACCGGCGGGTTACCCGTGGGTTTCTTTGGTCTCCCTCCTTTGGCTCCATTTGACCAAGAGCAAATCAATCCAGCGTTTACCTCATCCCATTGATGGGCAATCAAACAGCCGTCTTCGGATCGGCAAAATGTCTGGAGCATTGCGTCCCAGAACTCTTGAGCGTCTCCGTTCCATCTGCATACAGCCGACAAGATGGCAGGATTCCAATCAGCAAACCTGTTTGTCTTTCTAGTCTGACAGTGCGCCCATAGCCGAATAACGTGCAATGGAGCGGTTTCAGTGTCTAACAGTCTGCTTAGTAATCGTGTTTTCCAGTGATCTAGGAAGTCTAGTTCTACAATCATGTTTCAAGACAGAAAACCCCACTCAGTCTGTGGTGAGAACTCCCGCTGAAGCGACGGGACGTACACAGAAAGAGTGGGGAGAAATTGGTTGAACATGGCTTCATTTTTGAATGTCATCGCTTGCTTCTCACGGCTCGCGCTGACCTCTGATCTCTAACTCGGGATCACAGACTTGTCGAGATCAAACTTATCAAAAAACTCAGCCTTCGGTCGAACGTAGAAGATCTCTCCTCGTTGATAGATCACGCAGAGTCTCTTGGTCTCACCGATCCTTAGTTGAGCTTCGGATACAAACTCAACCTCAACGGTTGGCTTGGTCTTCGATAGATATTTCATCGCTTGAGCCTTAGCTTTTTAGACCTCACGCTCCAGATCCAAAAGCAGGAAACGCGATACTTGGCAGCCAACTGTTTGTTGCTAATGCTTTTATCAGCTTGCAGAACCGCATCGACAATTGCCCGAGGGATCTTTAATCCCTTCGGTCGTCCCCTTCCACGCTTTGCTGTGCGTTTGGGCTTTAGAGTTTTAGGAGTCTCTTTGGTCTCCAGCGTCTTGTGGACTCCAAGCAATCTAGAGATCCCGTTTTTGATTTCGTTGAGTATGTTCATTTTCTGGTCTTATTGTGTCTGATTTTGTGAATCCAACCTATGCTGACTGCGTAGTCTTCTTTGATTTGTCTGTATGTTCTGTTGTTCTTTATGTCTTCTAATACTTCTAACACTACCGCTTGAGGTATATGTCCGCGCTTTGGTATGTATGAATCATTTCTTATCGTCATTCGGTTTTAGATTTACTATCTCTAATGTCCCATATGGTTGAAGATGAGATGCCATATTTTTTAGCCAACTCACGGCAAGTGTAACTTGAATGCTCTCCGAGAATGGCTTTGCGGATATCTGCGGGAACAGTTTCGTATCTCCGATAGCGTTTGATTTTAGTCTTTTTTAATGGAGCGACAGCACCAAGCATTCTCTCCATTGACTGTTTTGTGAGACCTAATTTTTCAAGCAAGCTCACGGTTTTGCCTCCCGCCACAGCAATAGATCCGCTCGCATTGCGTCGTTTTCGGTTTCGAGTTGCGTGATGTAAGCCAGTCGCACCGCTGCGAGTCGCTCAAGTCTTCGACACAGTATACCTAGCTCGGCTACGTTGTGAGGAGTGCTGTCTGAGATGGGCGTGTCGCTCACGGCTTGGCCTCCTTAAATTTCATGTAGATTCCCCACGCGCCATCAAGCTTATCGGTAACAGCTTCCAATGTTTCATCCAACCGCTTGATGCGTTCCTTTAACCGCAGATTCTCTTCATCTAATAATTGCTGCTGACGGATGATTGTGTTAGCGGAGTTGAGTTCGCGTTCAAGTTGTCGAGCTACGTCAACATCTACGGTTGGGTAACCATCTCCTCCATCAGGTTTCCACGCACAATCCGTCCTCGGTGTATCGCTGATCATTTTCGTGGGGTCAGGAATATGATCGCTCATTTTGCCTCCTTCACTTGTTGCATCTGCACAAAGTCTAGTCGGTTCTCTTCGTTAATTGCGATACCCCAGCCGTTGCGACGGCATGATAGCTCGATTGCGCTAAAGACTTCGTTCATAACTGCATCGGGTAGATAGAGGGACAGCAGTCCTTTGAGAGTGATTCGATATTCTTCGTTTTTGGTTTTGCTCATTTAACCTCCTTATTCTTCCGGTTGCGTGTCCAATAACTGACAGCATAGTTTTTAACCTTCTTAGCCGCCTTATGAATTTCTCCAGCTTCCTTTTTGCTGATGCTGTACACTCCAGTACCTTCTTTAATAATGCTCTGCATTCTGTCGCTCATAGTGCCATCTCCTTATCTAGCCACTCCCTAATGATCTTATCAGTTAGGTGCTGGCTTTTGATTCCTTCCTTCTTGCAGTACTCTTTGAGTTTCTTGTGAGTGTCTTCTGATATTAGGATGGTTTTCTTCATAGATGCTTTTTAACTTTGTTCCAGTAACTGACGGTTGCTGATTTCCGGTGACCAGTAGGACCACCGTTCCAGATTCGCGCGGCTTCCTCATTGCTCCTGCCAGCAGCGTATCGGCTAAGATAAATCTCGCAAACTCGACGGGCCGCAACTCGATTTGTCATCTGCTGGTGAGTGTAGCTGGTGCCAGCGATACGGTTTGCGTCCAGCACAACCGCTCGGTGGATCTGGAGCGCACCGATAGCCAGTCCTGCGTCTCCAACGGCGTTGTCTCGTCCGTTAGACTCCACAGTGATCAGAGCCGCGATCAAAGGTCCGAGGTTCATCGCAGACCTTTCATAAAAGCGGCTGCCTTTGCTTGGTACAACTCGTCCGCTGAGAGCAGTCGGCCAGAGTTGTCGGTGATCCCGATTAGCTCCCGAGTATGGAGCCAAACTTCCCGCGCTCTAAGAGCCTCAAGGATGCTGCTGTGCTGGCTTAGGGACTTGTTCTCTTTATCTTTGCAATGGTATCGCATGGTATTTGATGGTGTTGATGGTTTTAGTTGAGAATCTCACAAGCGGACAACCGCTTCTTGGCTCCTACCTCGCGGCAAGAGATGCTGTTGCCGTTAAACCGCTGACGATTGGCTCCAGTCCGGCTCATCTGAGACTTAGGAGCCTCTCCGTCGATCTCCAGCACCTCGACAATCAGAGCCATCTTCTCAGAGGTCTTGGTTGCGGTTGCTCTGATTGTAACTCCGCGCCAACCGGCAGGAGTAAAGACTGATGCGGTGTATTTGATTTCAATGGTCATGGTATTTTATGGTGTAAGTTATGGTTTGCGCGTTGGAGAGTCGCGCCCCTCTTGGTTGATCAGTTGCAGCGAAAAACAGGTGCAAAAGAATACCGCCCAAGAGCCATAACAAACTCTCCACGGTCGTCGATCTTAACCTTTACACGGCAGACTTTTGCGCCGTTGTACACGGTAGCAAACTGCCCTTTGCGGCTAATAACGTTGGCTTGGAAAACGGCGTTGTAGTCAAAAGCACTTCGGGCGGTGAGGATCTGACCGGCTTGGATGGTGTTGTTCGTCATATTCTTGTCGTTTCTTCGTCGGCTTCGTTGCCTTCGATGGAGTTACCTTAAACCCATCGCTGGGTTAACCTCAACATAAATCTGCAACTTTTTTCAGATTGTCAAAAAAAGCCCGTAAACATTGAGGAAATCGCGGTGTTTCGTGCGGTGAAATCACCTGTCGCAGGATCTCCCTGCGCACCATTCCGCGATTTCTGAGAGGCTAATCCGCCGAGATTCTCACGGCGCAACCGACAGCTTGGAGAGCGTAGGTTTTCGTAGCGGTAATCTGGCAGATTTGGCTGTCGTCCAGCCAGATCCGTTGAGTGTCCGTAATCGCATCGGTGACCGCTTTGATGAGGTTGTCCAAATCCGGCTTTTTGCAATGCCAGATTGGTGATTTCGGCTTTGGGACTCCGTGACGGTCCAGATGCGCTTTAGGTCGTGCAAGAAAGAAGTCTAGCTGGATACGAACAACTCCCGCTATAATTGATTCTGGAGCGTTTGCAGTGGCTTGTCGCCTAACCTCCTGCTTCCAAGTCTCAGCCGAATTCGGCGTGTAAACTCCAGCGTGACCGCCGCGCACAAACGCTTTGACCCTCGGTTGAGCCTTCGCGATTCCAACGACAAAAAAGCTAAGATTCATGACCAGAAGGAATGATCTCGCTGATGCGTCCGGTGATCCGAGGATTAGCGTACCACCAGCCGGTGCTTGACTTGTCGGCTACCGCATCGCAGTCCCCATCGAACAGAATGTGAGTCCCCTCGGTGAGAAGGAGTACAGCGTCCATATCGTCGGGATCAAACGAGCGAAACTGCACTCGTTGAGCGTAGGGTTTGCCGTTGCCCAACGTGCGTTTTTCAAACTCGATAACAGCGATCAGGAACTGTTTTCCGTCGTCTGTGGTGATGATTTCAGCGTCACTGTGGAGCCTTCCAAAGCCACGCGCCCACAAATGTCTCATCGAGTAAATCCCTCCAGTCGTGCGGGAGAGTAGCTTGGGGATTTCGCAATCTTGCCGTCAGACCTCCGTACAATGTGTCGATTGTCTCCTACGCGAGTTGACCGGCAATCGGCAGGGATAGAGTCGATCTCGTCGTCAGTCCAGACTTTGCTCATGTTGCTGCGGTGGATTTCCGTAAATGCTGCGTCCACTTGATGCGGGCTGAATCCAGCAGCTAAAGCGGCTCCGTACACCACATAGAGAAGGTCGCCAACAGCGTCGAGGTACTCTTTCGGGTTGGTAGCTGCAGCCAACTCCTGAGCCTCCTCGTCGATGAGCCGGTATCGCAGATTTTGCGTCACCGGATCGGGGAGGATCGGACGCTGCGGGACAAGTTGCTGGTACGTTTTCATAAACAAGCGCACCAGTTCCATCGGATGGGTTTGATTCATTTGATCTTTGTAAGTATTGGTTGAGACATTTTGGACTCGGTGCATCCGTCGAGGAGCGCGGCCAGCTTGGCTTCTAGCTCGCGGCCTTTGGTTTGAGTTGCGAGTTTGACCGCATCTTTGAGCTTGGTCTTGTTGATTGTGATCGCGGTGGAAAGCTGCTCATAGGTTCCCAACTCTAGGAAGCGTGAAGCCACTTGCTCAGAGTTCGTAATAGACTCGCGCACCGATCCATCTTTGAGCGTCCAGCCTTCGATGGTTTCTCCCTCACTCAGTCTGCGTCGAGCTTCAGACTTACAGGCTTCGATGACAGCCTCAGCTTGAGCCGCTCTGTCGAGGAATTGCGCCAGATGGATGGATGTTAAGGTCGCAGCAATCGCGTCCGGCGTAATGCCTTCTGGAGCGTTGGTGAGTGGTCCTGTAACCGCCATTTCCCGCGCTTCGCTGCAATACGGCTTACCTTTGCAGTATTTGCAAGCGGACTCGCTCGGAGTGCGCGGTTGGTCCGGTTGCATGATCGCGGCCATCAGAGACTGCGACTCACGCACCGCATCCATCAGGTCGCCTAACTCGTAGGACGCAACGCTCGGAGGTCCAGCTAGAGGTTGGACGATAGCGACCGTGATTGCCTCAAGAGTGAATCCAAAGGACTCATGCAGCAGAGCGACCAAGCAGCGCAACTGGAGGTTCTCCGCTGCGTTCTCGACTAATCCGCGACCGCTCTTGTAGTCGATAATTAGAGCGTTATTGCCTTCGACGTAAACAACGTCAGGTTTACCGCTCCACAACCGCTTGTCTTCTTCACCAAGACCGTAGTTCTGAAGGCTCCACAATCGCTTCTCGCGGAACACTTGCGGCTCCTCGGTGGAGTTGGCGAACACTTGTTTGACCAATTCCAGTTCCTGCTCTCGGCAGCGGTCGATGATGTAGGTCTCGTCTGTGGTGAGATTGCTGACCGGCTCCATCCCCAGAGCGGCGTGGATGCGGTTGCCGGTCGCAGCGTCAGCGGTTGACTCGGTCTCTGCGATTGCCTTCTCCAACTGCCAACTCCCCAAACAAGAAGCGTACCGGCTGGCTGCTGATGCGCTTGGAAGACCATTACGCTCGTCACTCATTGGATTTTCCTTCGTTTAGAATGGCTTCGGTGGGTTGGACCGTAGCGGTAGGGATCGGGTTATGCTCTGGGAGGTATTCGTGCGGTTGCGGCTCCACTTTTGGCTCCAGCTTGCTGCGGAAGATTGGACGGCTAGGAGTGACGTTGACTTGCACTTGCGGAGTCGCTTCCTCCTCATCGGTGATGCCAGAAAACCCAAAGGCTACGCGAGCGCATTGGATCAACGCTTTGTGTCGCAGCATTCGACGAGGATTGACTTTCCACGGCTCCGTTGCGCGATTGCACTCGCTGAAATACTCGGTCACCTCCACCGGATGCGACCGCTCTTTGTGGTGGATCGTAGCTGTGACGCTGTAGGGCTTGCCGTCTTTGTCTTCGGTCTTAAACTCGATGCCGTCAAACTGCGGATGCGAGTTCATCATTTTGATCCAACCATCGACGCTGACCACTGGCTGAATACCGCCGTTTCTTGCAGGAAAAGCGTAGATTTCGCGGGTAAACGGGTTGAGTCCGTACTGGTTGGCGACCACGACAAACGAGAGCATCTCCTCGTTCGTTGCTTTGGGCATCAACGTAGCCCTCAGCGTCTCTAGCAACTTGGCTGGCTCAACGCTGAATTTGCTCGCCATTACGGCCAGCGCGGACTGTTTCTGACTCGGTATTAGTTCGTTTTTCATAGGTTTTCGGTCTACCTCCACGCATTCCGTTTGTGCGGGATGCGGAGGCTTTTGCCGTTGATTTGGATGCTCCCAACTCCTTCGCGAGATCGCGGAGGCTTGCGGCAAAGATGCAGTTGCAGGAGGGACATTTCATCGACAAGAGAACCAATAACCCAACGGTAGGTTTCTGTCAAGCGACATCGAGATCAACGAGTCGAATCCTTCGGTAAAGATCGCCATAACCCTCATCGATGTAATTCGCTTCAACAACGGTCTCGCCAAATCCGTAGGAGCGCATTTCTCTCCAGACTGTTGCCGGTGTAATTATTGCCTCAGATGCGCTGATGACTTGGTTTTTGCAATCAAAGTTGAACGAGGTAAATCCTTTGGATCTACAATAAGTCGCAAGCTCGGTTTGACTGACAACCCAATAGTATTGGGATAATGTAGTGTCATACAGTTTTTTAGCCTGAACACCATTTGCTAGAAACGAGTTGTATTGATTTTCATCAATAAAGAAACACGGTCCTTCTGATAGATCTAAACAAGTTGTGGTTGTGTCCTTTGGCATCAAGATTCCTAATCTAGACCCCTGTAAAAGTCCTGAAGCATTAAAACTATAGATAGGACACCAATCTTGACCGTGACCTAAAGGAACCGCTCGATTCCATCCACCAACGTGCGCTTCTAACAAGTTCCAAAGGAAAGCGGATTTTGGAATCTTATGATAGAACTGACCGATTCCATTGTAATTATTAGCGTTAGCCGTTGAGCCATACGGAAAATTAAAATAGGTGGATGATGTCCACCTAATGTCTGCAATGTAAGCTTGTTCTGTTGTTGTAACAGAAATCTGAGTGTACCAAGGCGCCAAACAAGCCATTGCAGCGTTGTTTTGATCTTTAAAGACATCATCAGCAACACCAGTGCTTTGGACTGTCTTATTTGGTTGCCCAAGTATTCTAACAGAAGCATCAACACCTCCTTTGCCTCCCCACTTATTGACCCAGAAATCAGATCCAAACACATTGGTTACTGCGGGAACCAGCGGATCTGTGGTGAATACTCGCTCAAGATTAGAATCGTAGACGCTGCTTGAGAATCCCCACGGTCCACCAGAAGGAACGTAAGCACAATTAACTGCGGGATAATAGCTTGCGCCTCCAATTGCTGTTCCAATCTGCGGGAAAACGTAACCATACATACCGCTGTAGTTGCTCGGTTGTGCAATTATGTAGGTCTTCTTAGCTGATATGTATGGAGTCCCAATCCATGCATTAACGCCAAATCCTTTGGGCCTCAAATCTGTCCGCAACTCTATTACGTTTGCGGTTCGCTCGTAGTTTGGTATATCGCTAAAAGCGTTGGCATCATAATTTTCAATACCTACAGCCGTTGAGGCTACTACTTGTAATCCAAGAGGAGTTAACCTAACAATCCCAACTTTTTCCTCTGGTATATCGGCTGCATCGTCATAATTGACAAGAAAACCTTCTTCTACCGCAATCCGTCTGCGGAGGTCTCGCATTGTCTCCATCCACGTTGGAATGTTGCCAGCTTGCCATTGAGTTGCTGCGTTCGGTGCTGCTACATCTTGAGTGTAATAGTATTCTGGATAACCGATTAAAATGTTAGTAGTTGTTGGGTTGATCTGCCAATACGGATCAGATGCGCCAAAGAACACATTACAATCAATAGGATATATCCTAATGATAGAAATTTGATCTTTAGTGCTCATCACTAAAACATCTCCGCTTACTTCTACGTTAATTCCTACACGATTAAGTTGCTCGGTAAATAGCGTAACACCGCTGAAAACTCTTATGTAATCTTCCGTTACATAATTGGTAAGACTGTTGTAGACCTGAATCCTAGCGCGTCCCCAAGTGAAGATGGCATCACCAATAAAAGTGTTAGCATCAGACGGGTCCGCATATTCTGGATACATTGTGCGAATGTCGTGCATATATCGCGCATCTACCCAAGCTCCCATCGCTCGCATCCACTGGAGCGCAATAAATGGATTGGCAATGTTGTTAGCTTTAGCAGATCGCTCCATACAAACAGACAGCGAGTCTGGTTGTCCGTACATTGGCGGACCACCGGCAAAATAGGGAACGTCTCCAGCGACGTAAGGGAAGAAATAAACGCAGGGAGTAGCATCACGCCAAGTCGATAGCCAACTGCCGTCAGCGCGTCTCCTGAACGATCTGCAACCCATTGCAGGGACTGTCTTGCGTTCTGCTGATCCGTCTGGCAATTGGAGAAAAACCGTTATGTCTTTGCTTCCACAGTTGTGGACTCGCCAGCAATCAAACCGCTTGTAGGAATTGAGAATCTTGAAAGTCGAAATACCTTCAATCTTGATCTCAGCAACAGCGGTCTTGTGGTTGTGGATTCTACCGGGAGGCAATGAAGGAACCGATCCAACTGAAGAAAAGTAAGATCTAACGTAAGAAAGGTAACCAGAATTCCAATCGTCCCATCCTAAATGAACATCGTATTCAATGTCATCAACGGTTCTTTTGTGTAACTCAAAAGATTTTTGAATTGCCGCAATGTTGCAATCATTGGAATTGAATGCGGTAACATATTTATCAAGATAAACCTGACCGCCTTCTTTGTCTTGATACTTAGTCTCTAATTTAGAAAGCTCACTTGCAATCTGTGTTTGAGTCAGAGTACTTCCAGTTACATAGAAGCTTGTGTCGGGATCTCTTGAATAATCGTACTGAACTCCAAAAGGTATCTTGGAGCTAAGACCAACCACAAACGGAGTCTTACCGTCTAAGGTTCTAACGCACTTATTATCGAATCTCGCGTATAAATCATTGAGATTGCGAGCAGTCCACATCTTTTCATTTCTATCAATTGCCAATGGCATATCAATAGAACCAAGATTCCTCCGAGGTTGTCATTGTGACTGTCTTTCCAGTCTGCTTTATTTTGAGCGTCGTACCATTCGGAGTCTGCTCAATCGCTTGATCAGGTCCGGCAACAAGCTGAATCTTGCGGACTACGTCAATGAGTTGATTGATAGCGCGAGCGTGTTCTGCTTTGATACCACGCTCTGCAACTTTAGATGGAAGTGTAACAGCCATTAGATCTCGCAGAATTGAGCGAAGATTTTGACGCTTGATCCGCTTGTGACTGCTTTCAGATACAGGTTAGCATCAACTCGCGGAATAAGCATGAACTCTCCAGCAGGAATTTGAAACTGGTAAGGAGTAGAAACCCCAACAT